CTATAAGCATATGAACACCTCGCCTTCATCGTTTAAATCAGCCGCTCTCAGTGCATACAGACAATCCATAACCGATATAAAGTCCGTAGCATCTTTCAACGACGGCTTTACCCTCTCATACAGAACTTTAACCGCCACCGGGCCGTTTTTAATCTCATCCAGCACTATCGGGATGAGCGATAAGGTGCTGTTTTTATAGGAATATAGCTTATTTGGTAATTGCATCGTACACCTCACATTTCGCTATGAAAAACGCCACCACGATCTGACAGTAAATGTCCTCTTGCAGGCTGACCTTATGTACCTTTTCTGATATCTCGTTGAAAATCTCGACATTCGTTTTCTTTGCCTTCTTCAGCCGCTTGTAAATGGCTTTCACCTGATCCTGCACTTCGTCATAGTCTATTTCTCCGCGCTTGTCGGCATTGGTTATGATTTCCTTCAGCGTGACATAGTAGGTATCGACATATCCTTTTACGGTATTGAACAATGCAAGATTGTCATCCGGGACGAGTTTCTCCCGGATATCCTTCGGATCAAGCGAAGGGTCAAGCAAGTCTTTTTCTTTCAGATTCTTGATTTTCGAGATGACGCCTATTATTTCTTTTTCAAGAGGCATTCCGTCCAAGAGGCGCATACTCTGTTTATGTGCAATCAATATCTTTTTGACACCCTGCAGTTCCTTACACAGCTTCTTGCTGTCATCAATAGAATATGTCGCATGACACATCGGACAAAGAGCCAGAAGGTTATCTACTTTCGGCTCTTTATTTTTATCTATGAGTGCCACCTCATAGGTGTATGCCACTCGTCCGCTATCAGCAGCAGACAGCAATCTGCCACAGCCCGGAAAAGCACAAATGTTATCAGCCTCATCCCGCAGATACTCGCCGTACTTGTTCTTCAGTTCAAATGCCTGTTGCATCAGCTTCTGCCGTTCAAGTTCCGTTTTTTGAACAAGACCGGCTGCCCGTCGAATAATCTCTACAAAACAATCTGCAAGCTTCTCAGCGATATTGCCTGCCGTAGCGGTCGGGTCATAGCTTTTATAATCATCCGCAAGCAGGGCTAAAACCGCCTTGGGTCTTGATTCGAGAGACTCAATGAACATCTCCGGCGATAATTTGTAGACAATACTCTGTGCAAACTTCTTTGAGATATCACGCTTTGCATACGTGCGGAGCGTGTTTTCTTTTGTCAGCTTTGATGATGGGTCCTTAGGCGTATCCCATTCATCTTCGGTAACATCGGTGATCATCGCAACCAAATCCCGGAAGAAGCGTGGTACATCCAAACCATCAGATATTCGATTTTTCATCATTGAAAAGAAATCCTTAAACTCCACGAATATTCCTCATCCTTTCTCGGATTTTGTACCACGGTGAACCACGATGTACCAAACCATCCCCAAACCCGAATACCCCATTTTTTATAATGACATCAGCGTTGGGGACGGCGCGACATCGGGCGCAAAACACACTTTATTAATTATAGCATAAATGTGTCCGTTTGTCAAATCAGACGTTCGCGTTGTGGACATTTTTCGGTCATAAAGGATTTATTTACGGTGATAAGACCGCAACATGAACGATTCATGAACGGTATCCCAAGCTAAAACCTGGCATCGGTACATCCATTGGCCCGGATGATCCAGTGCTGATGACAGGAAAATTTAATAAAAACAGCTGCCTACTGGATAAGGAAGCTGCAATCCCGGAATGGAGGAAACTCCTACAGGACTGCGGTTAGATTTCTATTGCCTTTTTGCAGCTGACCAGTAAGAGCCTCCATTCCCACACGAATGGAGGTTTTTCAATGATTATCAAGTACAAGTTTTCAACCGGCGAGGTGACGGAGGTCGAGGTCTCAGACGAGATCGGTACCGTCATCTTGGATTCCAGGCGTGAGGAACACGCCAACAACGAGCGCCATCGCTACCACACGGCATTCTCTCTCGATGACATGACCTACGAGGACAAGGACTACTTCTCCGCTGATGACAACCCGGAAAAGGCACTTATGCGGAAAGAATCCGCCAAGCAGCGTAAGGCCATGCTCTCGCAGCTCACACCCGTGCAGAGGCGCAGGTTTGAACTGTTCGAGGGCGGCATGAGCATCGCGGAGATTGCCCGTTCCGAAAAGGCTGCGTTCAACAGCGTCAAGGAGTCCATCGAGTCGGCTCAGAAGAAGCTGAAAAAACTTCTCTGATTTTTCTCAAGGGACACCCTCAATTTCGGTGTCCCTTTTCTGTTTAACAGCGGAAGGACAAAACAACATCCCTTCCGGAAAGTGAGGTAAGTGCCATGAAGCACACATTACAGATCAGCGTCAGCAAGAAGCCGAAGAACGGCGGAATCGTAGCCTGCCGCAAGGTTTCGGTAAGGGAAAGGTTCCTCCGATTCCTCTTCGGCGACAAGACAAGGCTCACGGTCATCGTTCCCGGCGACACCGTGGAGGAACTGGAGATCAAGGAGATCGGAAAGGAGGCAGCCCGTGAAACTGTATAAGATCAACGCGGAAATCCTCCGGCTGACGGATGCCATCGAGTTTGACGAAGAGACCGGGGAAATCCTCGGCGATGCAGACGAACTGTTCACGCAGATTCAGTCGCTTCAGATGGAGAAGAAATCCATCCTCGAATATCTCGCCAAGCTCGTCCTGAACATCCGCGCCGAAGCCGCAGCAGCAAAGACCGAGGAACAGCGCCTCAAAGCACGCCGCGACAGGCTTGCGAAAAAGGAAGACCGCCTCATGAAGATACTCGACCGCGAGTGTGCGGGCGAAAAGACCGACCTTGGCGTGGCGACCTTCGCTTACCGCAAGACCTCCCATGTGGATGTGTCGGACGCGGAAAAAGCGATCCGCTGGCTCAAGCGCAACAAGCACCTCGACTGTTTCCGCATCCCGGCGCCGGAAGTCGCAAAGGCCGAGGTCAAGAAGCTCATCAACGCAGGAACGAAGGTGCCCGGCTGCGCCGTGGTCGAGGACTACTCCTGCTCACTCAGATAAGGAGGATTTGACGGATGTTAAACATCACCAGAGGGAAAATCGACCGCGCCTTAAAGGTGGTCGCCTACGGGAGCGAGGGCATCGGCAAGACGACCTTTGCCGCTGCGTTCCCGGAACCGCTCTTCATCGATACCGAGGGCGGCACCGCGCACATGGACGTGCGCCGTATCGACAGGCCGCAGTCCTGGGAGGAATTGCTCTCCATCATCAGCGAGGTCGCGGCTGATCCGAATGTCTGCAAGACACTCGTGCTGGACACGGCGGATTGGGCGGAGGCGCTCTGCGTCGCCTATGTCTGCCAGAAATACAAGCAGAACTCCATCGAGAGTTTCGGCTACGGCAAGGGCTACACGATTCTCGGCGAGGAGTTCGGCAGGCTGTTTGCCGCTCTCGATGCCGTCATCGCGTCCGGCAAGAACGTGGTCATCACGGCGCACGCCAAGATGCGCAAGTTCGAGCAGCCCGACGAACAGGGAGCCTACGACAGGTGGGAAATGAAGCTGTCCAAGCAGGTCGCGCCGCTTTTGAAGGAATGGTGCGATATGCTCCTGTTCCTTAATTACAAGACCTATGTGGTCACGACTGAGACGAACGCCAAGAAAGCCCAGGGCGGCAAGCGCGTCATCTATACCTCGCACCATCCGTGCTGGGACGCCAAGAACCGCCACAACCTGCCGGAAGAGATGGACTTGGACTTCAAAAACATCGCACACCTCTTCAAGACGGGTGCCGGGCCTGCCGCCGATGCGGTCAAGCCCATCGACCGCCTTCGCTCCCTCATGGCGGAGTCGAATGTGACGGATGCGGAGCTTCAGAAGGTCGTGGCGGACAAGGGACACTATGCCGCCGACGCTCCCATCGACAGCTATTCCGAGAAATTCATCTCCGGCTGGCTCATCAAATACTGGTCGCAGATTCTGAACCTTATCAACGCGGACCGCACGGTCCTGGACTAACAAAGGAGGATTTTTATCATGGCTGATTACATCAACAACAACGCCGGCATGGATTGGGATGACGCCATCGAGAACGATGGTCAGGAGTTCATCATCCTGCCGGAAGGTGACTACAACTTCACCGTTACCGACTTCGAGCGCGGGCGCTTTCCCGGCTCCGCCAAGATGTCGGCTTGCAACAAGGCGACTCTTACCCTGCAGGTCAAAACCGATGACGGCATCGCAAGCGTCCGTACCGACCTCATTCTGAACCGTGTCGTGGAGTTCCGCATTTCCGCTTTCTTCCGCTGCATCGGTCAGAAGAAGCATGGCGAGAGGCTCGTCATGGACTGGAACAAGGTCGTGGGCAGCCGCGGACGCGCACACTTCAAACCTCGCACCTATACCGACCGTGACGGCAACGAGCGTCAGGCGAACGATGTCGACCGCTTCTATGACTATGACGAGAAATTCTTCCCCGCAGAGGACGACTGGATGGAGATCACCGGGGATGAAGACCTGCCGTTCAATTAAGGAGGTGCCGTATGTTTGAACTTCGACCTTATCAGGCCGAGGCGAAACAGGCGATCCTTTCCGCGTGGGACGAGGGGTACCGCAAGACACTCCTCGTCCTCCCGACGGGATGCGGAAAGACCGTCGTGTTCTCTTCGGTCACAGAAAACCAGGTAAACAAGGGACACCGTGTGCTTATCATGGCGCATCGCGGGGAGCTGCTCGACCAGGCGGCGGACAAGCTGAAGGAAGCGTCCGGGCTTGACTCTGTCCTCGAAAAAGCGGAGTCCTCCTGCCTTGACAGCTTTCTCCCGGTGACGGTCGGCTCTGTGCAGTCGCTTGCGCAGGAAAAGAGACTCGCCCGGTTCCCGAACGATTACTTCCAGGACATCATCGTGGACGAGGCGCATCACTGCCTTTCCGACAGCTACAGGCGCATCCTCGATCATTTCCCGACCGCCAATATCCTCGGCGTGACAGCGACGCCCGACAGAGGTGACATGAAAAACCTCGGAGAGTTCTTCGATTCCAAGGCTTACGAGTACAGCATGACCGAGGCTATCCGCGAGGGATACCTTTGCCCGATCAAGGCGCAGATGATTCCGCTCGAACTGGATATCGCGGATGTCGGCATCTCAAGCGGCGACTTCTCCGCAGGCGAGATCGGACACGCATTGGAACCGTACCTTCAGCAGATCGCGGTCGAGATGGCGAACTACTGCCAGGGCAGAAAGACCGTTGTATTCCTGCCGCTCATCGCTACCTCACAGAAGTTCTGCGCCATGCTGAACAATGTGGGACTCCGCGCCGCAGAGGTAAACGGCAATAGCGATGACCGCTCGGAGGTGCTTGCCGATTTCGAGGCGGGCAGATATGACGTGCTTTGCAATTCCATGCTGCTCACCGAAGGCTGGGACTGCCCGTCCGTGGACTGCATCGTGATCCTGCGTCCTACCAAAATCCGCTCCCTTTATCAGCAGATGGTCGGACGCGGCATGAGGCTTGCTCCTGGGAAAGACCATCTGCTGCTCCTTGACTTCCTTTGGATGACGGCAAGGCACGACCTTTGCAGACCGTCCGCTCTCATCAGCAAGGACGAGAAGATTGCAAAGATGATTGATGAGCAGATGAAGTCGGACGATGAGGGCATCGACCTTATCGAAGCCGAAGAACAGGCGGAGCGTGATGTCCTTGCCGAGCGCGAGGCGGCTCTTGCAAAGCAGCTCGAAGAAATGCGCGGGAAAAAGCGCAAGCTGGTCGATCCGCTTCAGTATGCGCTTTCGATTGCGGCGGAGGATTTGACGAATTATGTGCCGACCTTCGCATGGGAAATGGCTCCGCCGTCCGAAAAGCAGGTCGCTTTCCTGGAACGCAGGGGCATCTTCGCCGACAGCGTCAGGAACGCCGGGCTTGCGTCCCTTCTCATCGACCGCCTGCAGCGCCGTCAGCAGATGGGGCTTGCAACGCCGAAACAGATACGCTGTCTGGAACGCTACGGTTTCAGGCAGGTCGGCACCTGGGCGTTCGAGGACGCCAGTTCCCTCATCTCGATGCTTGCTGACAATAGCTGGCGTGTCCCTTACGGGATCACTCCCGCGCTCTACAGACCTTAAGGAGGTAACTGTTTTATGGATAACAATATACTTTCGGCTTTGAAAGCCATTGATGTGGCGACCTTGAGCCGTGCCGACTGGATTGCGGTCGGCATGGCGTTAAAGGAGGAGGGCTACCCCTGCTCCATATGGGACGACTGGTCCCGGAACGACAAACGCTATCATCCCGGCGAGTGCGAACGCAAGTGGAACAGCTTTCACGGCTCCGGCACTCCCGTCAAGGGCGGCACTATCGTCCAGATGGCGAAGGAACGCGGCTGGACTCCCTTCAGCGGCGAAGACGGATGCCTCAATTGGGATGACGCCATCGAATATGACGGTGCTGACGGTTTCAACGGATTCACGGCTCCCGACTCGTGGAGCCCTTCCGCAGACCTCATCACCTACCTCGAACTGCTCTTTGACGCAGACGACCGCGTGGGCTATGTCACGAATGATGTGTGGCAGGACGCCGAAGGCAAGTGGCTGCCGAGCAAGGGCGTGTACGATCGCACCGCCGGGGAACTCATCGCATCGCTCAAAAAGCATCCCGACGACCTCGGCGCGACCATCGGCGACTGGAAACCGCAGGTCGGCGCATGGATTCGCTTCAATCCCCTCGATGGGGACGGCGTAAAGAACGAGAACATCACGAAGTTCCGCTTTGCCCTGGTGGAGTCGGACACGCTACCCGTTGCGGAACAGGATATCGTCTTCCGCAAGCTGGAACTGCCTATCGCGGCGCTCGTTCACAGCGGAGGCAAAAGCCTCCATGCCATCGTCCGCGTGGATGCGGAGAATTACGACGAGTACAGAAAGCGCGTGGAGTTCCTCTACGACTTCCTGGAGAAAAACGGAGTGTCCATCGACAAACAGAACCGCAATCCGTCCCGCCTCTCCCGTATGCCGGGAGTCACCAGGAACGGCAACCGCCAGTACCTTGTTGCGACCAATATCGGCAGGAAGTCATGGGTGGACTGGATGGATTTCGTGGAGGGCATCTCGGACGAACTGCCCGACATGGTATCCCTCGACACTTTCAAGGACAATCCGCCGGAACTGCCGGAGGAACTTATCACAGGGATTCTCCGCAGAGGACACAAGATGCTGATATCCGGCTCGTCCAAAGCCGGGAAGTCTTTTCTTCTCATGGAACTGTGCATCGCTATCGCGGAAGGCAAGCCCTGGCTCGGCTTTCCCTGCAAGAAAGGCAGAGTCCTCTATGTGAACCTTGAGATTGATCCGGCAAGCGCGATCAACCGATTTCTCAAAATCTACGAGGCACTCGGTCTGCCCATCAAAAATGCGGACAGCATCGTGGTGTGGAACCTCAGAGGTCACGCCGTACCGCTCGACCAGCTTGTTCCGAAACTCATCCGCCGTGTACGGGATCAGCACTTTGACGCTATCGTCATCGATCCCATTTACAAAGTTATCACGGGCGATGAGAACAACGCCTCCGAAATGGGCGCGTTCTGTAACCAGTTCGACAAGATTTGCACGGAGACCGGGTGCAGCACCATCTACTGCCATCATCACAGCAAGGGTGCGCAGGGCATGAAAAAAGCGATGGACAGAGCGTCGGGCTCCGGCGTGTTCGCCCGTGATCCTGATGCCCAGCTTGACATGATTCAGCTTGAGCTTTCCGAGGATATCGCAAACAACGTCCGTGACGGCAATGAAACCGCATGGCGGCTCGAATCCTCGCTGCGTGAGTTCCCGAACATCACGCCCGTCAACTTCTGGTTCGAGTACCCGATCCATAAGGTCGATGACAAAGGGACGCTCGGCGCGATGCCTGCACAGGGCACTCCGCAGGCAGGACGGCTCAACAATCCGAAGAGCAAGACGCCGGATGACGCCGCCGATGAGTTCCGCACCGCTTTCTCCGCTCTCGACATGGACGGCAAGGTCACCGTGAAGGACATGGCGGAGTACATGGGCGTCATTGATAAGACCGTGTACGCAAGGCTCAAGAAAATGGGCGACGAGTTCACTCTCGACAAAGGCGTCATCACGAAAACGAACCCTGAAAACGGCTGATCGGATTTTCTTCTTCTACGCTGTCTATATAAAGACATAGACAGAAGAACGGTCGTTACACTCCCAAAGTGGAAAGGGCTGCATAGCCTGCCCTTCCACTTCTGCGGAGCGCAACGGTAACTGAACAGAATGGAATAACGCAGAATACACGGAGGTTTAGAAAATGAACTTTTTTATAGCAATGAAGCCGCCGACCGCTACCGCACAGGAAAAGCAGGTACGTATCGTTCACGGCAAACCTATATTTTACGATCCCGCTCCCGTGAAGGAGGCAAAGAAACTGCTGACAGGTCACCTCATCCTTCACAGGCCGGACAAACCCATAGAAGGAGCCGTTGCCCTTGCGACGCTGTGGCTCTTTCCGAAGGGCAAGTCCCATAAGAATGGCGACTTTCGGATAACCAAGCCTGATACCGACAACCTGCAGAAACTCCTGAAGGACTGCATGACAAAATGTGGATTCTGGAAAGACGATGCCCAGGTCGTGAGGGAGACCGTAGAAAAACGCTGGTCGGACGAACCGACAGGCATATACATCGAGATTACCGAACTGGAGGTGAACCGTGATGGCAAATAACATATACAGAAACTCGGAAGGCTACTACGATCCGACCGCAGGAGCCGTTATCGCAAAGTGCAACAGAAAAGAAAAAAGCGACCGCAGGAAAGCTATCCGCAAGGTTAACGCACAGGCAAGAAAGAAGTCTTCCGAAAGCCGCACCATCGTTTATATCTGCAGCCCTTATGCCGGGGATACCGTTCGTAACATTCTCGCGGCACAGAAATATTGCAGATATGCGGTAGATAAAGGATACCTGCCCTTTGCGGCGCACCTGTTCTTTTCGCAGTTCTTAAATGACGAGAATCCAGTAGAACGCTCCCTTGGGCTTTCCTTTGGAAATGTGTTCATGGACAAATGCACCGAGGTTTGGATTTTCGGTTCGGAATATTCCGCAGGCATGAAAGCCGAATACGAACGTGCCGTCAAAAAGGGCTTAAAAATCAGATATTTCACAACAGACTGCCGTGAGGTCACAGGTCACGGGAACGGAGGTGGCGATGGACCCATATGAAAAACTGGCAAACGCCATCATCATCCAGGCGGCAAAGGACTACCGAGCCGCCGCACGAAAATTGAAAAGAAACCCACGTAACCATCTCGCACAGGCAGAGGCTGCCTCCATTGAGCGGTTCTTCCGCTCCGATTGGTACAAGTGCCTCACGGAAGTAGACGGCGAGATGCTCATAAGGAAACTCAAAGAGGAGGTCTGAAATTATGACACCAAAAGAATATTTGAAACAGTCCTACAGGCTTGACCAGAAAATAAACAGCGACATTGCGGAGGCTGCGCGC